AACCAGCCAATCGGTATGTGTAAAAATCTGGATGGTGCTGTAACTCAGGGGGTATATGCAGATAAGGCAAAAGTTGCATTAACAAGCCTTGATCCGGTAGAATACTGCGCGGTAGTCGCACCGCTTGCAAAGAAACCAATTGAAGGATACCGTGTGGTACCCGAGGTGATGCTTGTAGTAAATCCAGTTGACTATATTAAAAAAGTCCTTCCGTCTTCTACGGTCCGTACAACAGATGGAAGTTACAATAACAATATTTTCCCTTATCCAACTAAAGTTGTACAGTCAGCTGTTCTGAATGAGGGAGAGGGAATCATGGGACTTCCGAAAAAGTATTTTATGGGTATCGGAGCCGGATCATCTGGGAAAATCGAATATTCAGACGAATATCAATTTTTGGAAGACAACCGTGTTTATATTACCAAGATGTATGGCATGGGTAAACCAAAAGATAATAATGCATTCCAGTATTTAGATTTAACAAACCTGAAACCTACACCGATGAAGGTAGAGGTTACAAATACTGAGGCAAACCCAGTGAATGTGAAGCAGAAAGCATCTGCATAAGGAGTAGCCTATGGCTGGATTATTAAGTGATGTTCGGAATTATCTGGACATCACATATGATGACCCGGAAACGGATCAGAAACTTACTGGGATTATTGAACGGGGGAAAGTATATCTGGATAATATAGCCGGGGTGCAGCAGGACTACGAAAAGGAAACAGCTTCCCGGCAGCTTTTATTCGATTATTGCAGATACGCAAGAAACAATGCCTTAGAATCTTTTGAAGGAAATTTTAAAACAGAATTACTCACACTTAGAATCGGGGTGCAGGCAGATGATTACGCAAAAAGCCAAGGATACATTTGAAGTATTCAATGATGGAATCTGCTCATTTTGTGAAATCGACGATGATGGGAATGCAGGAACTGTCAAAGCTAATATACGGTACCAAGAACGCACAATAGGCGTAACAAGGTTTTATGAGGCAATGACAGCTAAAGTGCAGGTTGACCGTCTGATCCGAATACCGGCACAGAAGTGGATGACAACAGAGTATCTGGCTGTAATTGAAACGGAAGTCTTTGAAATAAAACAGGTGCAGAAAATAAATGACACGCTTCCCAAAACAAATGATGTTTCGTTGCATTTAACCCGAAAAAGGAGGATTGCAGATGGCTAGATTCGATATACAGGGATTTGACCAGCTGCTGACGGAACTTGACAGACTGGGGAGGTTTGACGAAATAGCACCGAAGATGTTAGAGGAAAGTGTTCCAATTTTGGAAGCAGAAGTAAGAGAACAGGCATCAGCCCACTGGGTTAGCGGCGATATGGTTAATTCCATAAAGAAATCTGGTAAGGCAGCTGGAAGGGACGGCGGTTATTATATCTGTGTACGTCCTACAGGTACAGATTCGAAAGGTGTTAGAAACATGGAAAAGATGGCATGGCTGGAATTTGGAGTCAAAGGACGACCTGCAACACCGGTTCTTACCACAGCGGTACTAAACGCAGAGCCAAAGGTTATTGCAAAGATGCAGGAAGTATTTAACCGGGAGGTGGCAGGCGGATGACAGCAGATATGAAATTGCAACAGGTTTTAGAAAAGACCGGCCTTCCGGTTAAGCAGTATGAATATAAAGGAGCAAAGCCGGAGTATATACTGATTAACGAAGAAGACGAACGCGGTATAGGCCATGCGGATGACTGCCCTCAGGCGATGTCTTTATGGTGGCAGGTACATATATTTGCACCTAAAGAAACAGATTATAGGTCACGCAAAAGGCAGGTAAGGCAGCTCCTAATAGAAACAGGATTTATTTTAGGAAACATATATACCCTGTATGAACAGGAAACAGAAACTATGCACGTAGTAATTTCGTGCAACATAATAGAAAATATGGAGGAATAAAAATTATGGCAAAAGTAGGATTAAAACACGTAGTAGCATCTAAATTAAAAGAGGATGGCGTTACATACGACAAAGGATTTGTAGTAGGAAAGGCTATGAAAGCATCTATCACAGCAGAGTCCAATGATGTAAAACTCTATGCAGATGACGGAGTTGCCGAGTCTGATAAAAGCTTTAAGGGCGGTAAAATCTCTTTAGGTGTAGATGATCTAACCAATAAGGTGTACTGTGATCTTCTGGGGCATGCATACACAGCGGGAAGTGAGGAAGACCCGGCAACACCAGAGACCGTGATTGCAAGCGTAAACGATATTGCACCATATGCAGGTGTAGGATTTTATGGGAAGGTAATTCGGAACAATAAGCCATCTTATATGGCTAAATGGCTGAAAAAAGTGCAGTTTGCAGAACCGGCGGATGAAACTGAAACCAAAGGAGAAACTGTAGCCTTCCAGTCACCTACCATTGAAGGTGATGTATTTACCATGAATGACGGCACATGGAAGGAGCAGGCGGAATTCACAGACGAATCAAAAGCAATCGCCTGGCTAGATAAAAAAGCAAATATTACTGCAACACCAGCATAAGGAGATTAACGTATGAGCGATTTAAGACCGATTGGTGAACCGATCATGATTGAAGGGGTAGAACGGCATTTGCTGTTCACCCTTAACAGCTGTGATGCTATTCAAGACAAGTTTGATTCCTCGCTGGAAGAAGTAATTGATATGCTAATGGATAAACGCAAATGTCTAAAAGCGGCAAAAGGAGTTCTGACAGAATTACTGAACGATGAAGTAGAAAGACTTGACCACGATAAAAAAGGACATGAGTTTAAAAAATACACATGGCAGGAAATAGGATGGATTTTAAAGCCTGATAATGTTTCGGAAGCAATGTTCGCTATATTGAGAGCATATGGGATATCCATACCAGAAACTGATGAATATGACTCCCCAAACGCCGGGTGCGGGCAGAAAGAATAAACACTGCCCGCTTACTTTATATTGGAAGCAAGATATTAAACTATACAGAAAATGAAGTATTTGCTATGACACTTCGTAAATTTTTCTTGATATATGACGAATACCTTCTACTGAATGGCTTGAAAGAGGTTGAAGTTACTGTTGAAGATGTATTTTGACTGGAAAAAAAGAATTTGCTGTTATATAATAGAAAAAAATATACGGGAGGAAATAGCAATGAAAAAAGGTTTGCTTATATTGCTTTTGTGTGGTTCGTTGGTAATTTCGGGATGTGGAGGGGCTAAAAAGGATTCTAGCGATCCTGTATCCATACAAGAAACTGAGACTCAAAAAGAAACAGAAATGAATGGAGATTTTAGGTCTGCAACGTGGGGAATTGATAAAGAAAGCGTTAGGAAATTGGAAGGTGAACCTTTGCAAGAGGATGACTCGGGAATGGTGTATTTAGATAAGGTTGCCTCTTATCCAGTTGACGTATTTTACAAGTTTTCCAATGGTAAATTAATTAGAGGATTATATACCTTTACCCAAACTCATTCAAACGACAACTTGTATTACGATGATTATGAAGATTTGATTGAAATATATACAAAAAAGTATGGGGAACCAGCAAAGCGAGCAGAGAAGTGGAGTGATGAGCTTTATAAAGGTGATAAAACAAAACTTGGAATGGCTGTTTCAGCAGGGCACGTAGTGTTTGCTACTTTTTGGCAAACAGAAACAACGGATGTTTCACTGATTCTTAAAGGTGATAATTTTGAAATTTATTTAACTGCCTTATATGATGATAAAAATTATGAAAGTAAAGTTGATACAAATGGAATATAGAACGAAGAAAACCGCTCAGAAATGAGTGGTTTTTTATTTGTAAAAAGAAGGTGGTGAAATCTTTGGCCGGAAGTTCCACGATAGAAGCAGGAATAAAGCTTAATGGTGAAAAAGAATTTAAAAGCGCAGTTTCCAATGTAGGCGAAGAATTGCGAAGATTAAAGACAGAAACAGATCTGGTAAAAACAACATTTGATGGACAGGCGAATTCCTCAGAAGCCCTTTCTGCAAAGCAAGATGTTTTAACCAGGACATTGGAAACGTACCGAAAAAAAGAAACAGAGGTAAGAAAAGGGCTTGACCATGCGAAGGAATCCTACAACAATGTTGGGCAGGGACTGCAAAAATTGTATGGGGATTTGGAAAACGCGACAAATAAGTTAAATGAACTTAAACTTATTTACGGTGAATCATCAGAGGAAGTTAGTAAGCAGCAAAAAGAAGTTGATAAACTCTCTACTGCCGTACAACGCGGGGAAAGAAATTATGAATCCGCCGCAAACCGAATTAGACGATGGGAAACAGACTTAAACAGGGCCAGTACAGAGACCATAAGAGCAAACCGGGCAGTAAACGAAAATGCAGATTATCTGCGTGAAGCAGAGACGGCTGCAAACGGTTGCGCTAACAGCATAGACGAGTTTGGAAGGCGCGCAAGACAGACAGCCGGGCAGACGGATCAATCATCAGAAAGCATCGAAAATCTAAGTAACAGAGCAGAGCAGACTTCTGATTCGTTGCAGTCAACAGGCCGAAGTGTAGATATATTTGGTCAGGCTCTTATGGCAAATTTAGTTTCTGGAGCCATATCTGGTGCAATTGATAAATTAAAAGAGTTTGCCACAGAAATTGTAAAAACTGTGACAGAACTCGATGCAGGAGCACACCAGTTGCAAGCCAGCACCGGGGCATCCGAGGCCAGTATGATTAGATACCGGGATGTAATGCAAGATGTATGGGCGGGAAATTTCGGGGAGAGTTTTGACGATATAGCAGAAGCAATGTCCCTAATAAATAGAACAATGGGCGAATTGGACTCATCGACCCTGAAAGAAATGTCCGAAAATGCTATTACATTGCGAGATACTTTCGGGTTTGATTATCAAGAATCTATACGTGCGGTTGATATGCTAATGAGTCAATTCGGATTAAATGGGCAGCAGGCGTTTAATTTAATCGTACAAGGCGCTCAACAGGGATTAGACAAGAACGGAGACTTACTGGACAGCATAAATGAGTATGCCGTACATTACCAGCAGTTAGGATATAGTGCTGATGAGTTTTTTAATTCTTTAAAGAATGGTACCGAAGCAGGTACATTCTCTGTTGATAAACTGGGTGATGCAATGAAGGAATACGGCATACGCTCAAAAGATCTCGCAAATACAACCGATGAAGCATTTCAAGCAATGGGGTTAAATGCTGCACAAATGCGCAATGATTTCGCAAAAGGTGGAACAAGTGCAAGGGAAGCGACAAACAAGGTATTAAATGCACTGTTTAGCATGGAGAATGAAGTTAAGCAGAATGCAGCAGGCGTAAATATGTTTGGTACCATGTGGGAAGACCTGGGGAAAGACGGCGTTAAAGCACTCATGAATGTTGAAGGTGGAATAAATTCTGCCAAAGACGCAATGAACGAACTAAAAAAAGTGAAATATGACGATATTGGATCTTCACTCAAAACACTAGGACGGACTATTTCGGAAAAATTCCTTGATCCAATAGCCGATGCGGTGTTACCAAAAATTAAAAGTGGGATAGATGGAATAACTGCTGCTATAGATCCAGCAAAATCTCAAATGGAACAATTTCTAGATAACGTTATAACTACAAATAAGGAATTGGAATCATCCGCAGAAAATGCACGGAATGTAATGGAAAATGCGCAGGTAGAAGCCAATACAATTCAAAATCTGGGAAATGAACTGCTATCATTAAATGACGTAGAAGGAAAATCGCTAGAACAGCGGTATCAGTTGCGGTCGGTTGTACAATCATTATCATCACAATTACCAGAAATTGCAGAGGCGTATGATCAAGAAGCTGGAAAAGTAAAACTTACCAATGATCAAATTAAGGAACTCATAGAAAACAAGAGAGAATTATTATTAACAAATGCGGCAGAATCGGTAGAGGCCGAAGCGACTGCAAATATTTATAAAGCGCAAATGAATATGCAGCCAGCTAAAGAAATATTGAAAGCAGCTGGGGACAAAATTGAAGCGCTTAAAGTTGAAAAAAAAGCCTTGCAGGACATTCAAACAGAATACCAGAAGACTGGGAAAATGCAAAAAGACCTCACACCGGCGGCAATTGAAGGGAAAATATCGGGAATCGATACAGAGATAACGAAGCTGACTGGTAATATTGATAGCGCCAATAAAGAAGTCAAAAAATCTACAGAAATCATTGATAAGAACACAAAAACATTAGATATATCAGATGCCACTAAGCAGGAACTTGGAATTGCCACAGATAAATTGACAGATTCTGAAAAGGATCATACTCAAGCTACACAGGAATCCACGGGAGCCGAATCAGCTTCTATAGAAAGCTTGGAAGCTAAAAAAGAAGCGCTGGAAGCCGTAAAGACAAAATTCGAAGAAACAAAAGCATCTATACAGCAGAGCTTACAACAGAAAATAAATATGTTTGATGTGTTTGACGGTGGGGAAGATGTCTCTGTAGAAAAAATGGTGGAAAATCTGGATAGCCAACTGGAAGGCATCGAAAACTATAAAACAAATCTTGAGATTATAAAAGATCAGGTTGGAAAAACCATTGCACCAGAATTTTTACAGTACATAGAAGACATGGGGCTTGATGGCGCAAATACATTAAAACATATGGTCGCAACGCTAGACCAGGATAATGGAGCAGAACTTCTAAAGGGAATGTCTGATAAATACGTTTCCGCGATGGATAAAACAGAAGAGATCGCAAAAACGGGCGCGGCAAATAAGACAGCGTTAGAATATGCAATGGGGCAGATGGGGTCAACGGATGCAGATTTTACAGGTTTGCGTGATTCGATCAATGAAGCGGTAACGAGTGCTACAGAAGGATGGGGCGAGCTTCCAGTAAATACAAAGACAGAGTTAGACCAAGCAGTACAGGTTGCGCAGGATTTGGGAATAAAAATTCCAGAAGGTCTTGCTGAATCTATAAAGAGTGGAGAAACTACCCCGACAGCGGCCATTGAACAGCTAAATGGGGCAATATCGGGCACGTTCGAAGGATTGGAGATTGTTGCACAGGAAGCGGGAATAACAATCCCGGATGGAATCAAAGATGGAATAGCATCTGGCGGGGATTCGGCTATTAGGGCGTATCAGGAGCTTATACAACTTCTACAGCAAACGGGTGTAGAATCCGAAACGAACGCACAGCAAAGTGGAAAAACATCGGCGGACAAATACGCAGAAAGCATGCAGGCACAATCAGGAACTGTAAAGAATGCAGGATCTAATGTTGCAAAATCAGGAATAGATGGAATTAACAGCCACCAAATGGAATTTCAGAATACCGGAACAACTGCTATGCAGAGTATGGCAAACGGTATATCGGGGGGGATTTACCTGGTACAGAGCAAGGCTGGCCAGGCGGCATCTGATGCAAACAATTCCGCTTCTCTTTATTATAATGCGTTTAGCGGAACCGGTGGGAATTTAGCGCTGGGATTGGCCAACGGTTTCATCGCCAATAGCCCATCCGTGGTAGAGGCGGCAAGGGCGGCAGTTGCAAAGGCGGTAGCGGCTGCAAAAAAAGAAGGCGGTGTGGCTTCCCCGTCCAAAGTATTTCGGAAAGAAGTTGGTATTCACTTGCCAAAAGGAATGGAGCTTGGAATCAAGGACGGTACTCCAGGTGTTGCAAGGAGTGCACGTGAGATGGCCAGGGCAGCTATTGATGCATCAAAAAAAGAGTTTGACGTTAATTCCCCAAGCCGGGTATTTATTAAGATTGGTAAAAACCTTGGAGAAGGTTTGGAAATCGGAGTTAAAGGTAAAACCAAAGCTGCTGTTAAGGCTTCTTCTAAAATGGCAAAAGAAGTGTACAAAGAAGCATCTTCCTGGCTTACAACTTATAAAAAGACACACGATGTTACTCTGGCACAAGAGGAAAGCTTCTGGCGCAAGGTTGCAAGGACTGTTAAAAAAGGAACAAATGAATATAAGGCTGCTGTTAAGAGTGCCAACAGTTTAAAGTTATTTGAAAGACAGGTAAATTCTAATGTTGATAATAAATTCGGTGTATCCAGGACAGAAGTAAAAAATAAGAAGACAGTGGATAAGGATGAGAAGAAGTATTATTCCGAATTAACCAAGGCTGCTACTACTTACATTGAGAATAAGAAAAAAACGAATAAGATAAGCTTGCAGCAGGAAAAGTATTTCTGGGAGCAGGTGAAAAAGGGAGCCGGCGAAACTACACAGACATATGCCGATGCCAGCGGCAAAGTAAAAGCAATCAATAAAAAGATAAAAGACGGGATCGATGCAGAAAACAAGAAGATCGAAGAAAAAGAGAAGGCAGCAGCAGAGAAGGCAGTCAGCAGACTTGAGAACAGCATTTCATCAAAGAAAAAGTATTTCAGTTTGACGGCGGCAGAAGAAACAGCCATGTGGGATAATTTGATAAAAGAAGCTGAGAAAAAGGGCGGTAAATACCTTAAGGTTGTACAGAAGCATGCGAAAGCAGCCAAGAAAGAAATTGAGCAGGCAAATAAGGAATACGGGCTTTCCGGATCCGGTTTAGATGCGTATAAAACCTATTACAATGTTTCAGCGAAGGCGGAAATGGAGTATTGGGAAATTGTCAGAAAGAACCGTAAATTAACGAATGCCCAGCGGATCGAAGCGGATCAGAAGTATCTGGAAGCAAAGAAGAACTACAATGAGCAGATGAAAGATCTGGAAGATGACTATTATGATAAATGTAAAGATGTCAACGAAAAGCTGGCCGATGATATCAAGGAAGCGACAGATAAGTATAATGAAGAGGTAGCGGACCGGAAGGATGCAATCAAATCCGCATTCGGTATGTTTGATGCATTCAAGAGTGAATCGGAAAGTAAGGAGCAGCTTCTTGCAAATGCGGAATCCCAGGCAGCCGGGTATGCGTTATGGATGCAGCAGTTGGAAGAATTAAGCAGCAAGGGAATCGTAAACGATAAGTCAATGGAAGAACTTCGGAAGATGGGTCCTGAGGCTGCCGCACATATTGTAGCATTAAACTCCATGACAGAGGAGGAATTAAAACAGATCAATGCATCCTGGGAGAAAAAGGATCAGATTGCAGAAGCCCAGGCAGTAAAGGAAAACGAAGCACTTCGTAAACAGACCGAAGAAAATATAAAAACCATGAAAGCCGAAGCGCAAAAGAAACTGGATGCTTACAAAGCGGAATATGACAATGCTTCTAAGGTTCTGTCTGAGGCAATGGAAGCGCCATTACGTGAACTGGCAAATAATGCCTTGACTTTAGGATCGGATGCAACGGCTAAGTTTATCATGGGAGTCGGAAATGCGGCAAAGAGCAGTGATGCTACAAAAGCATTAAAAGGAGCCACTAAACAACTGGCAAAGGGATTGGACAGTCTGCCAAAGGCGGGCAAAGAAATCGGAAAAGACACACTGGCGGGAATCCTTAACGGAATGTCGAATAAACTGGAGATAAAAAAGGGCGCAAAATCCATTGTAGCGGAACTGGAAAAGGCCATTAAAAAAGAGGCCGGGATAAACAGTCCTTCCAGACGATTTAAAGAATCTGTAGGGTTACAGATCCCCGCAGGAGTAGCAGAAGGTGTGGAAGAAGGAGCAGGAAAGGCTTCCAGATCCGGGGCGAAGATGATCCGAGAGATGTTGGAAAAATCAAAATTACAGTTAAAGGATCAGCAAAGTTCGTTGGCAGATTTTTCCTCTAAGCTTAACTGGAGCGGAGGAATCGAAGCGCTTAACCGGATTATTTCTGTTTCTCCTACACAGGTGCAGAATATCAAAGTTGATAATTCTGGCTTAACAAACACACTTTATGGGATGGTGAAAAAAATAGAGGAAATGGGAGATAACATTCGAAATATAAAATTAGTGCTGGATACAGGAACATTAGTTGGTGAAATTAGCCGCGATGTTGGAAATGAACTGGTATCGTTTACAAGGGGGATATTATAATGACAATAAACGGAACACCTATAGCTTTCTATGGTGCGCAACAGTGGTCAATTGTTCAAGGGCATTGCGCATTTAGTGGACAAAGCGAATGGCAAGAGAATTTAAATCTACCACATTTGACTCCAAGTAATATTGGACTTAAAAAATACAACGTAGTACTTATGATTAAGGGTAAAAACAGAAATGATATTTATGTAAAAGCATCAAAATTGATAGGTTTGTTGACAAAACCATCTGAAATTGTGTTTGATGGTGTCGATTCTGCATTTAGTTGTGTATTAACAAATGTTGATCGTAAAGAGCCTAGTATTAATAGGTTTCACACACTTCAATTGGAATTAACAGGATATGAATATTCGCAGCATGGATGGCGTGAATATATGGTAACGCCAGGTGACCCGATTAAATCGACTGTTAATAATGACAGTGGAGTAGATGCTCCTGTATTAATTGAATTAAGTGGAACCTATGTAACTACTAAAGATACTATAATTTGCATAAAAGGTGTGATACAAGATGAAAAAACAGGAGAAGATCAAGATATTATAATATCAATGTTGAAGAATGTTTTTCCTTATGATCATGTATATAAGTTTACTATAGATGGATGTACGGGAGTTGTAAAAAGGGAAAATATAAACACAGGTACTATAGCACCAGGATTTGATATTGTTGACATGCATGGCATACCACAGATAAGGCAGGGGACATCAAGTATAAGCATTACATCTAGCACAGCAGTAGCTGTAAATTTCACCTATAAGTTACTTTTATTATAGATATCAGGAGGTATAGATATGATGCTGAAATTATTTGATAAAAACAAAACACTCATTGCTTATCTGCAAGGTTGCACAAATGTTAAAGTGGAGAGTGTACTGGAGATGGGTGGGAAAGTTCTTACTTTTGCTTTGCCTAAAAATAACCCAGTTAAAATTATGAATGAATTTTACATTCAAACTGATAAAGATGAGTTTACAATTAAACAGATAGCTCCTAGTCAATGTTTAATATAACTGCTAAATTAAATTTAGAAGACTTGGAAGGAAGTGCGTGGCAAAGTTTTGATAAAAAAAATGTAACAGCTCAATCTTGTGCCGAAGCTGCACTTGTAGGAACGAGCTGGAAATGCGAATCATTTTATTCTTCGAAAAAGCGTAATATATCTTTAATCAATGTAAGCGTCTATAATATATTTGAGAAAATAAAAGAAGCTTTTATATGCGAAATTAAGTGGGATACCATTAATAAAATAGTATATCTGATAGAAGATTCAGGAAATGATAACGGCGTACGCTTTATAAAAGGAGTGAATCTAATAGAATTAAATACAACCATTGACAGCTATGATTTTTATACGCATATTCTTCCTATAGGAGAAAACGGATTAACAATTGAGGGTGTAAATAATGGTCTGAATTATTTAACCAATTATCAATATTCAGATAAAAAGAAAACACTTATATGGGAAGATACGAACTATACGGATGCTCTGTCTTTAAAGGAGGATGCAATATATAAGTTAAAAGAATTATCTAAACCACGCAGGGCTTATAAAGCTAAAGTAATTGACTTTGCAAAAATGCAAAAGGGTTGTGAATTACTTGAATTTGCTGTTGGTGGGATTATTACACTCATAGATCCGGATAGTGAAGTTGAGGAAAAACAGAAAATTGTTAAGACAATTGAATATTGCGATCATCCTGAGAAAAATGAATGTGAAATATGTAATACAACACTTTCGTTTGCAGAAATGCAAAAAAAACTGTTTTCATCAGCGGCTTGCGTCGGAAATGTTACAGATGGAAACGGTATTCTTATCGGCCCTAGAGTAAAAGGACTTCCAGCAGGGCAAATTGAGGGCATTGATGCATACGCAGTAGAGAAAATTACAAACACGGAAATAGAAAATATATGCAGATAGAAGGAGAAAAGATATGGCATATTTAGACGATAATGGACTTCTTTATTTATGGAACAAAATAAAAACATTAATAACAAATACAGTAGCGAATAAGGTAGATAAAATTGCCGGAAAAGGATTATCGACAAATGATTACACTACCGCAGAAAAAGATAAGCTTGCAGGGGTAGCATCTGGGGCAGAGGTAAACCAAAATGCTTTTTCACATGTACTTGTAGGCGGTACTACGCTAAGCGCTGACCAGAAATTAGATGTGCTTACTTTGGCGGCAGGCGCCAACATTACCTTAACACCGGATGCAGCAACAGACAAAGTTACGATTACTTCTACGAATACAACCTATAATCCGGCTACAGGATCAGCCGCCGGATTAATGAGCGCAGCGGATAAGGCGAAGCTGGACGGGGTGGAGACAGGTGCAAACAAATATGTTCATTTGACTACGGATGGAAATATGCATGTGCCGGCAACCGGCACGACAAATAATGGAAAAGCATTAATTGCCGGATCGACAGCGGGGACATTCTCCTGGCAGACATTAACGAAATCAATGGTAGGTCTGGGAAGTGTCGATAATACTAGCGATATGAATAAACCCATATCAACAGCTACAAAAAACGCATTAAATGAGAAAATGAATTTGTATAATAGAAATGAGAGCTCTGTAAATTTAAGTACACTTTTAGAACCTGGATACCACCAATTTAAAACAGGATGTTCGGTAACAGGATCACCAGTTGCCAGTCCACTTACTAAGGACCTGACTGTATTAATTAAAAAGGTTGGGGAATACACAAGAGATAATGTTGTATATAATCTAGTAACCCAAGAAGTGATCGTATTTGATGATTTTCAAAAATGTGAGATATATTATAGACAAAATGGGCCAACATCGGGATCAGAAACATTAGAGTCTTCATGGATTGGATGGGTTAGATCATATTGTATGTCTGAATCTGAGAAGAGTAAACTGGCCGGATTGTCTAATTATGTCCATCCATCCACACATCCCGCAACTATGATCGTGGAAGATACCACACATAGATTTATAACCGATGTGCAAAGGGATACCTGGAATGCAAAGGTTGATAAGCAAGCAGGAAAGGGGCTATCTACAAACGACTATACTACTACAGAAAAGAATAAATTAGCTTCATTTGGGGCAGCCAGCACATATGCCTTAAAAGCCGATATTGTAGGAATGTACAAATACAAAGGTTCTGTAGCGGATGCATCGAAACTTCCAACAACCGGGCAAACAACTGGAGATGTTTACAATATTGTAGCCCCGTCCATTTACGGAGCTGCCGGAGCCAATGTTGCCTGGGATGGTAGCAAATGGGATAGTTTAGGTGAAATATTTACTATTACATCTATTACAAATGCTCAGATAGATACGATTTGTGCGTAAGGTGGTGAAAGAATGGGATATTTAGATGATGACGGACTTAGAAGGCTATGGGACAAAACAAAAGGATATGCAGACACTAGAGCGGCATCCAATGTAAATGGGTGGGCATATTGTGGAACAGGTAGTACAACAGCAGCGAAAACGGTATCAATATCGGGTATAAAAACATTGGTTACTGGTACCGTCATAACAATAAGATTTGGGTATACCATAAATACAGCTAATAGTACGCTGAATGTATCATCTACAGGAGCCAAGCCGATTTATTATAATAACAAACCATTGTCCATCGGTGCAATACAAGCGAATGATATCGTTAGCTTCGTATATTACAGTAGCAGATGGCAGGTAATTGGATCTTTGAATCAGGCTGGTATTGCACAGGATTATTTTAACTCATTTAATTTCAATGATTATATTGTTCCTGGTAAATATGTAATACATCGCAATGGCGAAACATTTACGAATGGTCCAGGATCACAGTTAACGGGGTGGCTTGATGTTATGGAAAATCAAGGCTTGCTAACTCAGACAATGACTGATTATACTGGCAGGTTAGTGAATATTAGAGGGTGCTATAATAAATCATGGAGCCAGTGGGTTACGTATTCAGGTGCATTCTCTCCTACAGTTGGAGGCACTTTAAATTTTGCCAGCTCTAGTTCTAGTTATATAACTAGGAATTTATGCTATCAACAAGTAATTGGTGATAGATGCTTTGCTGACATTAGCTTCCAATGTACAGCTGTTCCCGTGAATACAGCTCTAAGATTTACTAACTATTATACTCCTACAAGTGATTTTGATGGTAGATTCAGTGTATTAGGTACTGGAACTCAGATTTCGTACTCATGTTCTACATATACAAATTCGTTCACGTTAACCCCTATGGCGGCATTGGGTGCCAGTTGGTGGATACGTGGTCAGATATCATATCGCACTGATGGTACAATACATGCATAAGGCCGAAAGGTCTTTTTATTTTACACAAAATCAGGAAAGGTAGGTATAACAAATGAATGACGAAGAAGTGGCAGTAAGGATTGCCGAATATGGAAAAGAGATCGGATCATTGAAGCACCGGACAACAGATCTGGAAGAACAGCAAAAGAGTATACAGGAACTTGCAATGTCCGTTAAAGAATTGGCATTGAACATGAAAACGATGATGGAAGAACAGAAGAAGCAGGGAGACCGGCTGCAGAAACTGGAAAATGAGCCGGCAGAACGTTGGAACAGTGCAAAGAAGACAGCGTTCACGACCATAGTTTCTGTTATATCTGGGGCACTGGCAACCGGGCTGATCTTCATGGCAGCTCAATACTTATAAGAAGAGAGGTAATACTATGGATTTAGGATTTATACAGGATTATTATATCCCAGTAGTTTTAGTAGCATGTTTAATCGTAGGTTACTGCATTAAGCACATAACCTTGCTGGAAAAGGTAAGTAACCAGTACATACCAACGATTCTGGCAGTGCTGGGGGCTGTTCTGGCATGCGTATCGGCAGGACTGGCAAATACTCCAATAGGGTTAGAAACCGTTGTGTATGGAGCGTTTACAGGATTAGCAAGTACAGGATTACACCAGGCATTTACAAAGATCATCAATAAATCAGGGGGCGAGTAATCGCTCTCTTTCTTTTGGAAAGGGTAGGTAACATTATGCAGATAAATAAGAAAATAACCCCGTTCAACCATTACAACGGTAGAAATGGGCAGGGGATACAATACATTGTTATACACTATGTCGGCGCCCTGGGCGGAGCAGAAGCAAACTGCATTTATTATGCAAGCGGAGATGTAGGAGCCAGTGCACACTACTATGTAGGTTTTTCAGGAGAGGTTTGGCAGAGTGTGGAAGACTGCAACGGAGCATGGAGCGTAGGAGGAGGCAGACAGGGAAGCGGCGGCGGAGCATTCTACGGCAAGGCCAATAACTACAATACTTTAAATATAGAGATGTGTGTCCGGAAACGGAGTACTGCCACAATGAATGCCAATGACCAGGATTGGTATTACGAAGATGCTACAGTAAGAGCAACCATAGAATTAACAAAGATGCTGATGCAAAAATATGGGATTCCAGTTGACCGGGTTATCCGCCACTATGATGTGAATGGGAAGATCTGTCCCAACCCCTATGTTTTAAACGAATCTGCCTGGCAGGTATTCAAAAAGTCTCTCGGAGGAAGTTCGAGTGCATCCGGTACTAAGATTACCGGAAAAGCAGTTGCTACAGTAGAGCAGATGCACAAGTATATTCGATCCAAAAACCCCAGCGTGGCACAATCCGTTCTTGATATGGTTCCGCAGTACATCCAGGAGGGCAAGGCAGAAAGCATCCGGGGAGATATCGCATTTGCACAAAGCTGCCTGGAGACGGGGAATTTTACATTTAGAGACAGTGCCGTTACGTTGGATCAGAACAATTTCTGCGGCATGGGGGTTACAGCAAACGGTATGAAAGGTAATTCCTTCCCCAACACAAAGACCGGTATCCGGGCGCAGATCCAGCACCTTAAAGCATACGCCTGCGCTGAGCCACTAAGCAAAGAATGTGTAGACCCAAGGTTCCAATACGTAGAAAGAGGCTGTGCAGAATACATAGAATGGCTGGGTATCCAGGAAAACCCAAAAGGCAAAGGCTGGGCTGCAGGCAGCGGATATGGCAGCAAGATATTAAATATCCTGGAGGCTATTACAGGTATAAAAGAAGAGCAGCCTAAACCGGCACCAGCGCCACAACCAGAACCGGAGCAAACCGGTACGTATAAAGTGCAGGCTGGCAGTTACAGTAACAAAGCATATGCAGAAAAGCAGGTAACGGCACTTAAAAGTAATGGATACGATGCCATCATAAAGGAAGAAACAGGACAGTTCAAAGTTCAGTGTGGTGCATTCTCTAATAAAAAGAATGCAGATATGTTGGTAAGGCAGATAAAAGGATCCGGTTTAGATGCTATTGTTAAAGGAACAGACAATTCTATCTGGGTAGGGAAGTGCACTGGGGACGGCGTAAACGTCCGCAAGGGGCCAGGAGAAAACTACGGAAATATTGTGGGATATCCGAAGCTTAATAAAGGAAATCTGGTAGATGTTATCAACAAGGAATCAGGCTGGTACCAGATTTTGATTGATAAGAAATACAGTGGGTTTGTAGCGGAACAGTATATTTCAAGAGTTTAAAATATAAATAATTATTTAAGGCGTGGCGTAGAGCTGCGCCTTAAACAAAAAAATAACACTAAGGGCTAGACGTCCTCAGCGCTATTAATACTTTTACTTTGGTAAATAAGTTAAGTAGACTTTATTATGTATATTTTTATCTTTTTCATTAATTGCTTCGAAATATATTTTGTTAGCAATTATATCAGCCGCTCTAATGAGCGGTACGTTTTTAGAATTACAAAAATGAAGATCCACGCCTTTTAGATTCGAAAAAACAGGAGGAAAACTTCTATCATACTCCATGTTATATGTACCATTTTTGAATTCTTGTTCCAATCCTTCTCTTAATTCGTACCGCCCATTAGTAGCGGTTGTATGCTCATCCACAAATACATGAAGCTGATCAACTTTATCATGTGATATTATATTTTGCCGTATAAGATTTTCCAAACAACGTTTTAAGCCAATTTTATACGCATAATCTAAATAACGTTGTTTATCCTTCTTTCCTTCGAAAATTCTATCTAATACACATTTCTGATTTATAACTACTCCAAATTTTATACACTGGTTTAAACTTCTGAATAATTTTCCTTTTTCAGAATTAGAAATCAAACATGCTTTTAATTCATCACTTTTATTATACCTGCATTTTTTTCTTATACTGGATTCTGCGTTACTATATTTTCTAGAAGTAGCATCCTTTTCTTCTTTTCCGAGCAGTATAATTCCTCCAAATACATAGATGTGATTATGTATTTTGTCGAATACGCCAGATTCATCCGTATATACAAATAACTCCATTATTTATCTCCCTGTAATAAAAAAACCGCCTATAGGCGGCCCCATGTCCGACGACATTACATGTCGCTTAAACGTTAATTCGGTTTCATGAGTATACAGCGTATCTCTACCTGCAATTAAATGATACCAGCAGACGATCATTTTGTCAATAATTTAGATCAAAGTTTTTAATTATTCAAATTTTGTTCATAATAATTTAATATTAGTTAA